CGAAGCATCTCGTGATGTCCACTCGGGCAATACAGACTCTGCTCGGGCTAGTAGGTCTGCTTTAATTGCAAAATAGTCCCGACTAGTGTAATCAAAAGTTGTCATAAGTTCGTTTCCTCGGTAAGAGATAGTGGGGATACTAAATTAAATGTTGCACTAGTAATTTCATTGTTTGGTGGCACTGCATACAAAACTTCAATCATTTGGGTATTATCAGGAATATCTCCCCTTGATGTGGGGTTTACCAAGTTAATATCTACAATATTTACACCAGATATATTAGTAAGTAAGCCGTCATGAAGTTCTCTTTTGTATTCACTGAACACCAACGAGTCATAGTTTTCAAAGACTAAAGTTTGACTGTTTCCACCATATGCTGGGTTCATAGGTCTTTCAAACTCTTGTGTAAGTACATAGTCTCTTATCTTTTGTCCTAGTTCTTTTTCAAGATCAGTTTCTTTAGATATCTTCCCCGATGTTGCAATAGAGAATGGTGTTTTAATAGTAGACATAGTTACCTAAATATTCCTAAGAAAGAAGCGTCCTTAAATGACTGTAAATCATTATTTAACGATTGTAGATTACTATTTGACGCTACACCAGTAAAAGTATAAGTAACATCCTTACCAATAGTCGGGGAGTTAGTAGCAGAAGTAGTAACCGCACTAGCACCGTCAATGCTGATAGATAATGACGTTATTGCTTGATCTGCTAAATCTGTTGAATCTAGTACTACCCTATCAACTTGTACCCAAAAGATATTAGTAAAACTGTCGTCATCAGAAGTTACTACGATCTGATCACCTACATTAGGTACATACCAAACTCCATTTGTCGCTACTCTGCCTACACGTGAAATATCTAAAGCAGTGTCAGAACCAAATTTGGCAGGTATCCGCACACGAATATCACCAGTAGCGGCACTAGCATGTGTAACAATTGCTCTATGGGTGTTAGTAGACATAAGAAAATTCCTTAGAAGTTTCCCATATTTTATTTTGTAACACTGGTTTAGGTGGGGCAATATATGATTTGCCTTCTTTTGTAAGCATTGGCGCTAAGTTAGTAGAGTCAGTTTTAATGTGTAGATAGGTTATGTAGTTTTCTACGTTAATTAAATGGCGTACATCTTGAATAATCCAGTAACCATCAAATTCAGAATTGTATTTACTAATCTCTACAATTGATCCTGGTAGCAGAGTAGAAATACCAGACACAACAAGGTCTGCGTGGAACGGCAGTGCTTTCTTAACATACCCTTCGGTAAGTTGTTTTAGCGTATCAATAGAGGTTGCTTGTAGTGTTATTTCCTGGGTGAACCTTCCATGAACTGGTTGGCCTAGGCCACTTGAGGCAGTAGCCCCTGAAACATTCTGAAGTGTTTTACCTTTGGGTGTTAATGTTTTTAGTAAGTAGTTGTAACTGTCACCATCAGGAGTTATGTCCCCAAAGGTTCCATTGAACTCCATAATTACACCAGGCACTCTTTTCTTACCATCTTCGCCTTCGGGGGATTGCAATACTGTGGGTACCTGCCCTCGGTAATAATTAGAAAATGGGTCATATACGTTTAGGTGGGCGTTAGATGCAGTTACGTAATATCCCAATTTATTAGCGCTGTCTACTAATACTTCCCAATCTGATTTGTTGCTTTGATCAATTACTGGAAAAACATAAGAGTTATTAGGAACTGAGTATGAAAAGTTGTACTTTGTTGCTAGTTTTTTTACTAAGGCTGGTAACGAAGTGTTCTTATACACAGCGCTTTTTGGGGGTTTCATTTCGTAACTTGTTCCAAAGCAAACCACTTTTGCTTCTTGGATAAGTGAATCGTTAACAGAACCCATGCGGGAGTATGCGCCAATCTCTACATAAGCAACATACCCATTAAATTCTATTACGTTAGCCGTGTTGTTTCCAAAGGTGATTGTTACGGGAAGTCCACGGTAAGCAGTAACTGCGGCTGCAGGGAAACCTGAGTAAGTAATGGTTGCAATGTCGTGTTTGTTTTCTGAATAAGATAACTCAACAGAGGCAACTTGGGAGTCAGGAACAGAACCACCAATGATGTCGGTAGTAATGATTGGGGCATCATTAAAAGGAAACCGAGTAATCATACGGGTATCCGTAATTGTGTTCCAGGAGTGAGGTCTAATGGAAAACCCACTTGCGGATTTACATCAGCAATTCTCCACCATTGACCTGGGTCATTAAACAACTTTGAAGCAAGTGACTCCATTGTGTCACCTATTTGCACACTGTATAAAAACACAGATACGTCAGAAACTTCTTTTCTAGCAGCCGTAGTAATACCATCAGATAGGACAATAGGGTTAAAGCCATAACGAGAAAGAACAGTAATCATACTTTTCTGTCTTTCTGAGTTATTGGTAATGCAGCAACTGTTAGTGGGTTTAGTTTCATATCTTCGTCGTACATTACAGTTGAACGCATTTGTATAATTTGTGGAAGTTTTATAGGGCTAATTCCTGGCCTTGTACAAAAAGTAGTTATTTTAAGTTCTACGTTAAACTTGTCTTGTGTGAAGGGTCTTGGTAATATTGCGTCTGCAATTTCCCATCTCCACACAGCGTCTACTCCATAGCCTACAAAGTTACCTGCGCCACTAATTCTTCCGTAGTTAAGGTCATCATACTTACTCTTTTTGTTTTGCGAATAATATATAGGATGATCATCAATTTTAATAATGACTGGTGCTAGTAGTGTGCCCCATTGTGTGTAGTCAATTTCTCCTACAGTAGGTGGTGGTCCACTTGCGTATATTAAATCAGCACCGCCAGCAGTAGTTGCTGGGATACCCCCTACAGTTCTATTGATATTTGCATTTGTTACGTGAGAATGCCACCAAATTTTTAATTCACCACTAAATGTGAATGTGGCTGCTCCTGCCGCTTTTGATTCTTTAACCATTTGAGTATAAAACGCTTGACCCTCTTTAGTTGTTTCTGCTTCAAAGTTTAATGATTCGCTTGGGTCAGTCTTTGAAAAGAAACTACTAACTTTTTTAACGCCACTTTGACCCATCCTCCATGAAGCCTTATCAAGAAACTTATTTAAACCTATTTTTGTATCATCGTACATTATTCTTTCAGAAGTACCTGCTGCTGGTACGTCTGCTACACCAGGCGTTTCCGTAGGCACTTTCTGTATATCTGTTAAGAATGTATTTTCTTGGGCAAAACCAATGTACAAAGCCTGCATCTGTATTGCTACAGAACATTGTGTTGGTATAAAAGAACGAGTGTACTTATTAAAAGTAACTTGGCTACTTGTAACAAATCCTTCAATTATCATCCAGTTACTAAATACCACACGAATAGGTTGCGGAACTAAGAACGCTTTATTTCCAAGGTTTTGAACAAATGAATTCATTCTATTTTTGTTATACACGGCTTCTGTTTTAGTTTTTTCTTTATCATCTTCATCTACTTTTTCGTAGGTGTCTTCCTGTAAGTTAAGCGAAGCAGTACCTTCTTTTGGGAACACTGCATTAACAACATCTTGTGAGAGACCAACACCCAAGATGTCGTCAAGAATCATTATGTCTGCAAGAACTCCAAGTTTGGTAACCCACGCTGGGTTATATGGTTCTTCCAAAAAGTTCTTCATTGCACCTTGAAATTCATATTCGGTGTTTATATTAGGCAAATCTACTTTTGTGGGTTTGCCACCAACCAGGTACGTGCCACTATTTACTTCTGCCTCACGATTAAATAATAGTTCAAAGGCAAACCCTGCTTTTCCAGGCACGGGTTGGGCTAACTGTGCAGGTTCCTGGTTAAAGAACAATTGCATACTTGTATCTGATTGGATACTGCGAGTAATACTATCTGGATTAAATTGAAAGAGGCACTTTAAACTATTTAAAACAGTTGGGTTATCGGTTGCACCTTCAGGCGTTTTATTATAAAACTCAGTTAACCTACGAACATACCCACGCTTTATTGTGGTCGCACCACTACCACTATTGACAAAATCACCATCATCTCTAGCACGGGGGTAAAGGAACGCTGCGTTACTCATAATGGCAGGTTTTTTTGTTTCAAGTTTTGCCTGTGATGCTTGTTTTGCTTTTTGTCCTTTTTGTCCTTTGTTATTAACAACCATTAGGCGTTCCTCAGCAATTCTTTCTTAAGTTCTCGTTCCATAATTTGGGCAATTTCTTGCGCCATCTTTCTTGCATCTTGTTGTGTACTGCCTGAAGAAGTTACATAAATGTTTGGAGCAATTGTAACATTAGTTCCACCTGACACTTGCACACTGGTGCTACCACGACTAGGGGTATTGAATGTTGGGTCACCTCTATCTACGCCTGCTGTCTTTGCAGCAACTTTTGTTTTTTGCATCCAACTATCAGTCCCAGCCATTGGCCCACCATCAGTGTTCCACGGCTTATAGTTACCATCCCCGAACTCAAGGCGTGCTGCTTTTATGTTGGTTCGTGGATCAAACAACTCTTCATTGCTTGAAATGCCATAGCGTTCCCTACGCACTGGGCCCAAATCACCAATCATGTTAATTTGGAAAAGCCCGTAGGAACGATCTGGACCTTTGCCGTTGTATGCACCTGGTTGCCAGTTAGATTCCCGTCCTGCAATAGCCATCATGTTCAAAAGGTGTTGTCCACGGAAACCACGTTTGTACATAAGTGTTGCAAGTTCTACAGGGTCCATTGCACCACCAGGACGAGCACCTGCTGATGGACTTGGTGGGGATGTGTTTTTACCAGTGCTTTGGGCGCTAACACTATGTGAATTACTACCCGTGGCTCCACCCATTGCCTGACGATTCATTCTAGAGATGCTGCTAATTTGTTCACCTAGGGACATACCCTGAAAAGTAGAGTAAGTGGCACTTCCTCCTGCTGAATCTTTACCTACGTACTGGTCTCCAATAACATAGGCACCAGTGTCGGTTCCGCTAGATCCTTTAGAGGTTCCTGCAGGAGCACCCCATCGTGAACCTTGCTTTTCATATTCCCACCTAGAGTTTGGTAGTTCTGCTGGTTGGATGTGCCATGGTTCTCCGTTGACATCACCAAATGTCTTAAGACCAAAGCGAGCAGCGTTTTCTTGCACCCAGTCCAAGTCACCAACAAGGTCTGCTGCAAGACCAATTTCGTGCATAGACTTTCCAGGAGGGGCGGCTGGAGCACCGCTTGTGTGCTTGTACTGTTCCCCATTCCATTCAGCGTCGCCCTCAGAGCCATCTGTTACTTTCTTATAACGAGAAAGAAACAATTGTTTTTGTTGTCCTTCTGAACGAATACCTTCACCAATACCCACGTTAGGGTTTTCAGCAAACATCTTTAGTAGTCGGGTTTTAAAAGTTGTGTTTAACGGCGCAAAAGTAGACGTAGTTGCTACTTGTGAAAGTGGTACTCGTTTCGTTGGTGAGCCATACCCCATAGGTACACTCACTCCAGACCTTTGTTTTTCTTCTGGCATTGGGTCACCTGACATCAATGTTCCGCCTAAAAACATCAGTGGTATACCAAAAGGAGTTCCTGCTAATAGTGCACCAGCGCCAAATGCTGCTGCTCCAACTCCTTTTCTTGCCATACCACCCTTAGTGGATATTCCTGCTCCAATAAGTGGGGAGAGCACTTCTTCAAGTCCACCCAAGGCTTTAGTTACTGCTTGGATTCCTTTTTCCATATTGGCGTAGTTATCTGCTTGACGCTTATAGAAGTTTTCATCTCTTCCTTCTTTTGTGCGGGCAGTCTCCTCTGCTTGGGTAGCAAAGTTGTCTTCAATGCCCATCATCTTTCGTTGTGCTTTGTTGGAAGGGTCATACATTCCCTTCCCACCCTTCTTTTGATACGCAATATTAGAATCGGCATAGTCAAGAACCATGTCAATCATGTCTGGCGGAACACCCATTGATTCCAATCGTGTCCTTGTTACCGACCCAGATTGACGTGCTCCCTTAAGCACTCCAGCATTAGTTAAGCCAGAATTCTTTGTAATGTCCTTAATGACTTGGTCAATTCCCCGTTGTTGCCCACCTACTCCATAGATACCTGTTCCAAGCATCATTGTCATACGGTTGTTTACTTCGGCGGAACTTAAGGTATTAACCATGTTTGCCATGTCACCCGTAGAGTACGAGTAACCAGATAGGGCTCTTAGTCCAGCGATACCACTTGCTTGCTTAGATGCTTCTAAGCCCGTACTTGCTTGAAGTGAAAGTAACGTATTGATTCCACCATACCCAAGGCGTTGGTCTTGTAGTGGTTTACGCATCTGGTTGTAGTACTGGTTATTTGTAATACCTTTATTTTGTTGGTAATACACGCCTAGTTTATCTACACCAAGTGATCTTTCATAGTTACTGTTAATGCGATTATCAAGTGTTTGAATAGCCACATTGAGCATTTGCAGGGCAGCAGCACCAGTGCCAACTCTGCTACCACCTATTCCTCCACCACCTGCACCTCTGGGAGCGCCTTGGTTAATAGTGATATTTTGAATTGCTTGCCTAGCGTCAGTAGCATTGGCTTGGGTAGTTGCATTATTAGTATTATTAGCGGGGCCTAGTGGTAATTGAATACCAGCACCCGTAGGAGACCCACCTCCACCACCCTGTAACCCACCTAGTTTTTGAATGCCTTGTAGAGCCTTAAGTGTTTTATCTAACTTAGTATTGATTTGCGTTAGGTTTTTACTAAGCCATTCAAAATCGCCACGAACGCCTTTAACGCTTTTAGCCAACTTATCAATAGACTCAGTATCAAGTTTGAACTTGGTACGAAGGTCACCTAAGTTTTTCTCTGCCATTATGACTCCTGTTTACGCCACTTACTCATTGCTGACCAGTAGGCTCTTTGGCGCACAGTCATTGTTTTTATGTCGTTGAGCGAAAAGCCCTTGTAAACAGTTGCTATTGAATCGTACTCCCAATATGTTACTACTAAATTAGCCGAATAAAAGTGAGGCCCAGTTAAGCATGATTGGGAAAGGTTTTTCGCAATGGGCACAGTGGGCATCCACCTCCTTGATTTCTGGGCCAGGTTGTGCTTCCAATAGTGCATCAATAATCTTTGCTCGGTCTTTCATCCCCAACTTCTTAGCCCAAACCATAGTGTCGGCTGGCTTCTCCCCACC